CGACTTCTTCTGTGCTCGCATCCACGGCAAACAAGCAGTTGTTTGCTGCGTACTTGAATGGGTGCTTCCAAGCGATTACTAGATGACCATCACGCATAATGAGGATGTCGGCATCTTCGAACAGTTCATCACCAGCAGGGGTGCGGCGATACAAAGAAACCGCCGTGTCCGTAATTTTATCGAGCACATAATATAGGCGGTATGTGCTGATGTCGTCGATTGAAAAGTTTTTGATAATCATAAAATCCTCACGGTCCGTAATACTTAAAGGTAACACCACCAGCAGTACCCGCACCAAAAACTGAGCCGCCACTACCGACAATCGTTCCAGAACCTACCGAGAAGCCACCTGCGGAACCATTTCCCTGTGTTCCTTGACCTCCACCGCCGTTGCCGCCACGGAGACCATAGGCTCCACCGCCTGTGCCACCAGCGCCACCGACATGTGAAGAACTTGCCTGTGTTGCTGCGTTTCCGCCTGCACCGTCAGTTCCTCCACCGCCACCACCTGCGTATCGTCCACAATCCCAAGCGTAAATTGGCTGGTTGTAATCGTAAATAGGGCTGTTGTAGTCAAAACAATAGTCAGTACATTCACCGTACTTGCCGTAACCGCAGCAAGTCAGATTGTACCCAGTAATAACATAGTTGCCTGTGAAATAGTAGTAGCCATATGTGTTGGTACCGCCAAGGTTATTTCCGTTGGTTCCAGTTCCTACAGTTCCACCTCTACCAGATGGTGCGCCACAATTTCCAACATGTTCTCCAGCGCCACCGCCGCCACCAGTCCAAGTGGTTGAGCCAATGGTCAAAGAAGTGCTTCCACCTGCGGTAGCAGTGCCGTTGCCGCCGCCGCCGTTTCCTGCTGCACCGCCTCCTCCAACTGTTCCACTGATTGTTTGTGTCCCAGCCGTAGATGATGTGTGGCTGGCAGCAAGGCGGTATCCGCCGCCACCGCCGCCGCCATAGTTGGCTCCGCCACCACCACCGTAAAGAAGCATTTCATAAATAGTTGGTGCTATTGCTGCCCCGCCCGTTGGCGTGATAGATGGAACACTTACGCTGTATGAACCTGCAGTGGTGTTGAGATAGGTCTTGAGACTCCAAGTGGTGAAGTTCCCGTTGCTGTTCTGGACAACTGTCGAGCCTTTGGCGTTTGTCGCAGTAATTCTCACAATGTAGGAAGTTCCCACAGTTAAACCAGTCGCATTGGCGTACATCGCCGTTGAACCGTAAGTTGGCGAACCAGTCATTGCTAACGCCGTTGAGTAGGTCGAGCCGCCATTGGAACTGTATTGAGCCGTAACGGTGGTGCTCAAACCTTGTCCATCAACAGTTGCGTTTATCGTGGCTCGGTCTTGATTGAAGTTTGTCGTTGACTGAAGAGTCACGACTGGTAAAGGCAAAACGCTAGATGCAACTACACCAAGCATCAGGCGCTCAAATCACCAAGAGCAACCCATGTGTCAGTAGCCCTTTTGATAAGCGAACCCGCTGACCATCGAGCACGAAGTTTAAGCCCAATCGCATTATTGATTGTCACGCCAGCGCCAGCAGTAATTGTCGTTTGTCCATCACCTGTCTGGAGAACATCAATTATTGTGCCGACAGGGAAAGCCACACTCGAATTAGGGGGCACTGTAAGGGTATTAGCAGAGGCGTTAGAGACTTCAACCAATTTACCAGCGTCAGCGAGGACAAGGGTGTAAGAGGCGGGTTGTGCGTTCGTTACAACAGGGCGTTTTGTGACTAAGTAATCAAGACTTGATGTGACGGCAGAACCGTTAACACCAACTTTTGCTTGCAACGCCTCAATAGCGTCATTCGCATCGGAATGTTGACCAGCGTGGTCAGGTGAAGCCAGCGTGTCACTGGAAGTTGGATTGGTGAGAGCGTCAAGAGATGTAGGGAAGTTCGTCGCCATGACGAATCACCTTTCTAATCCAAGGACAGCGTCAGCGAGGTGATTTCAAAAGTGTCGCCTGCGGTCACTGAAGCAGATGCCGACAAAGCACCTGTCCAGAGGCAGTTGCCGCCAGTGGAAGCATCCCACATTGACCAGTGCGTGTATGTCTCCGTTGTGGAAACATTTGTCCACGACAAAGTTGCGCTAGAAGCCTTTGAACCACCCGATGCTGCGGACCAAGAGACAGCCTTGCGGGTTGTTTCGGTTGCTGCTGAAGATGTTCCGTCCTCACCTGCATCGCCAGTGTGCAATTTGATATAGCAAGTGGTGACAGCAAAAGATGTGTTACCAAGTGTGTCGAGTAACTTGATTTCTGCGTAATTACTGATTGACATCTTCGGTCACTTCCTCTTCGGGTGTTTCAATCGTCTTTTCAACGACCTTTGACTTGGGGGTTGCCTTAGGCTTTGGAGCCGCCTTTGGCTTCGGGCTTACGGGAGCAACAGGTGCTACTTCATCATCGTCCAAGCGACGCAACCGCCCAGCGTTAATCAACGCCTTCTTGTTGCGCCACTCGGACGCATCGATGATTTCACCAGAAAAGATGGGCTTGCCATCGATTCCAGCAATCACTCTGAGCACTTCGTACATTTCAGGCACTGGGTGCTCCTTCGTTATTAGGCGACGACGCTTGCGAAGAACGAACCGAGGTCCGCAGCGATGACCTTGTGGTCCCATGCTGCTTCAGCCTCAATACGCTCTGACTTGAGCGATTCCATACGGAAGCGGGCGGTGCCGATTGTTGCACCGATTCCACCAGAGACGCCCGTCCAACCGAAGGTGTAACCAGCGGATGGCTGGAGGAGACCTGCGTTTGGTGCGCTGTAGCAAAGCATTGCAGCCTTGCCATGCACGAATGAGTAAGCCTCTGTGCCGCCCTCGTTGTTTGTTGCCTTGACTGACTTGGTGACAAGCACACGGTCAACTTCGAACATACGAGCCATCATCTCTTCGGTGATGACATTCGAGGTTGTGTACTTGATACGGTCCACGAGGTCTGGGTGGTTCTTCAACTTGCGGAAAGCCTGATAGCCGAGAACGAGAGTGTTTGGCATGAAGCCTGTGGTCGAAAGAATCTTTTCCTTCGCTGCTTCGATGTCCTCAAGAGGGTCGCTATTCGCATAGTCGCTCCACTGCTTGAACTCGCCAGTTGACGGTGTTCCTGCAACGCCTGTGTAGTCAGTTCCCCATACACCTGTGGTGAAGAAGGTTGACTGCCAATCGAGTTCCTGACGGAGAAGGATGCGGCTCGTTACGAACTCTGCTGCTTCACGGTCAAGGTTGATTGGTGCGTCTGCGTTTGCACGGGTCTGGTCACCGATGTCCTTGTGGAAAGCCCACACCTGAGCGGCGTAGGAATCGGTTGACAAGTTGTATCCGCCACCTGCTGATTCAGTCGCATCGGCACGAACTTGTGCTTCGTCTCGGAACCAGTCGTTCTTGGTGTACTTGAAGAACTTGTTGCTCTGCTTGTCCACTGGAACCAGAGGGAAAACCTTCGTTGCTACGAAGTTGCTTGCCATCTGCATGTATGCAACCGAGATGTTCGTCAGGATTGCATCAATGTGGACGGAGGTCTGTGTTGGCTGTGCCATTTTGGATTATTCCTTCTACTTAGGCTGCTCGACCTGCAGAGGCGCAGGCAACAACGGCTGTGATGATTTCTCCAGAAGCACCCTCGGTGAGAGCGGTTCCGCAGATGTACTTGGTGGTGTCGGTGCCAGCAACAATTGCTACACCTGCGCCTGTTGAACTTGGGCTGACAATGCCGCCCTCGGTCACTGTTCCGCCGAGCACCAACTTGGTACCGCCAGAAATGAGAACTTCAGCCACGCCGCCAGATGCTGGAGCGTTCTGAAGAACACCGATTGGACGGTCGGTTGCTGCAGCAACTGCAATAACCTGTCCGCTTGAGTTCAACTTCACGAAGTTGTACTGCTTCGAAGAGAGGTCTCCGCCAGCAACAAGGGAAACCTTGACGCTGTAATTAGAAATCTCGTATGCCATGGGGGTTTCCTTCCTTACTTCTCTGAGAGGTATTGGTTGTAAAGGTCTGGGTTGGTAGCAACCAGTCCGCTGATTGCCTGCTCGACGGTGTTGTACTCGCCTGCTTCAACTGCTGCCTTGGCGAGGCTTGTGACCTTGCCGAACGCATCACTTGTCGTGGAGCGGTTATTTGCGCCGAGTTCTGAGAAGATTGCTGCTGCTTCTTGCTGAGCATTGACAGCCTCAAATGCCTTCTCGATGGTGGAAGCGAGGTCCGAGTTGATGTCTGCAACCTTGCGGAGTGCTACACCAAACGAATCGGCTTCGATAGGAAGGTTTGACCATTCTGCTGCCTTGGAGACATAGGAGCGGTCACGCTGGATTTCCTTTTCCTTGCGAAGTTCTTCACGAGCGGATTCTGCGTCTGCTGATGCCTTTGCAAGCATCTGGCGCACTGGCTCTGGGAGGGACTTGATAAGCGCCTCTTCTTCGTCGATAGGAGCGTCCTCTTCTGGGTCGTTCGCATCGGCTGCCTTTTGGAGGTCAGCGATTACTTCACGAGCCTTAGCAAGTTCCGCTTCCAATTCGACCATACGGTCGATGTACTGCTCATTGATGTCTACGACAACATCATCTTCTGCATGTGCCACTGAGTCCTCCGTGGGGTTTGCGTTCTTCATGACTATCCAACCTTCTTCAAGATGGGCAGGGTGGTCTACACCGCTGGTCTCTAGCACTTTTAATGCCACCATCTTTTTAGGCGTCTTTGCTGTCATATTTCCTCAAAGAAAAACCCGAAAATCGAAAGCCTTTCGGCTGACGACCCTCGGGTCTCGGTTCTTTGAAGTGTATGTCATCGCATACACATGGCAACTGAAGTGGTGTTTAGTGGACTGGGTTGTTGATGTACTCGATTGTCACTTTTGTTGGGCGCTTGTAGAAGCCGAATGATTCATCTTCGCTGGACCGTTCGACGCTTGCGATGAAAGTGACCTTGTCACCTGAGTGGCAGTCACTGATTTTCGAAGGGCAAGTTCCCCAGACCTTGAAGCCACGGTCATCCTTGACTGTCATCACTGAGCGGTAACCCCAATCGGTTTCCTTGAGGTCAACCGAGACGACTGTGCCGCTGATTTGGACCTTATCGCCAGTGATTACTGGAGTCTTGACTTCAATCTCTCGTGCTGCCCGCTCTGCAATCCAACCGAGGTGGCGGCGGTAGGCGGTGAGGAAAGAAGCGATGAGACCGTGGTACTTGTGGTCCGAGAGGTCGTACTTGAAAACCGTTTGCAGGTTGCGTAGGTATTCGCCGTCAGGCTCAAGGTCGAGAATCCACTGGATGGCTGCTTGTGCCTCGTCACGCTGCTCGGCGGTCATCTTGGGGACAGCATCGAAGCCTTGGCTCGAAGTTAGGAAGGCTGCCATCTGGCTCTTGGTTGATGCGTCTTGGTCTGCCTTGCGGAAACCGATGTGGTTGATGAGCGTTGCGGCTGCCATCGCATAGTCGATGACGCTGTAGCGGCTGCCACCACCACCACCACCACCACTGCGACCGAACATCTCGTCGTCATCGAGAATCTCGTCGAGTGCCTCGTACCAGTGGAACTTGACCTTGTGACCAAGGAAGTCGGTCATACAAGTCGAACCGACCTGAACCTCAGTGCCATCTTCGCTCTTGAAGAAGTAGGTGCGGAGGCGGAGTCTGTCGACATGGCACTGGTCGCATCGGCTGCTCACCGTGTTGAGGTGAGTGAGGTCCATCTCACGGAAGTCGGGAGCAACTCGGACCATGTTCACACCGTCAGCGATGTGGTCGATTGCCGCTACGAACTGGTAGCCACCAGCGACAACTGGGTAGGCGTTGAGAATTTCAACATTGAACCAGACCTCGGTGACGAAGTCGTCATCCTTTTGGGTGGTGGTTTCGAAGCGGTCCAGAATGACAAGTTCAGGTGCTGGAGCGTCAATCTTTGCTGCAATCTTTGCGAGTTTTGCAACTGCTTCTTTAAGGTCGTCGACCTTGTAGGCGAGAATTGTGGCTGTCATTGTGGTCATTGGGTTCCTCCTTGTACTCTCATATTATCCGCTGCGGAATGTCGAGTCAAGCCCTAAGCGGCGTGATTAACGGAATCATTTGGACGGGGTGATTCACCTTCCTGTCCTTGCGGGCACAGATTGGCGGCTCAGAGGGTTTGACATCGGTCGAGAACTGTTGACCACACTTGGGGCACTTGTACTTGTGCATTATCATCCTTTCGGTTGTCGGACTCTACCAACATCTTACCAGATGATAAATCAGATGCTCTGAAATTCCTGAGCGCCACCGTTAAAAACGATTGTTGGAGCCTTGGGAACACGCCCCTTTGATGATGCAAGGCGAACATCGACCCTGTCATACGGGCAAGCCTTCAGCATGGCAATGAACGCTGGGTCCAGAAGTTGCGCTATCCACGACAACACCATTTCGGGTGGTTCACTGGCTGTCGTTATTTCGTGGTGCATCGCATCACATACTAGAAGCAGCGAGGCATCCAGAAGGAACTTATGGTCGTAGAGCGTCTAACTTTCGAATGGTCCGCTCCAACATAGCCGCCATGTTCTTGATGACCTGTGCATCGGTGAAATACCTCGCCGAGCGAGTCATAATCCACTTGCCATTGGCATCTTTCTTAGGACCGCCTTCAGCAGTTTGCAAATCTTCACCCTTTTTCCGTGTTCTGGTCGACAAAGACTTCAAGCGTTTTTGTTCTTTGACCAATCCGCCCCGAACCGTCTCAATTGGGATACCAGATTCCAAGGACCGTCGAGCCTCGTAAAGTGTTTGGCGGG